GGCAAAAGTCCCATCATAGATGACCGGACCTCCGGCGGCCTGCCATTGGTTCCACTGGGTGATCCGGTTGAGCAGTCCGTTCACGTCCTGACCGAACGGCGGGACGCCGCCAGCAGCGACGGGCTGGAAATTGAGCGGAGGAAATCCGTCGGTTAGCGATGCAAACCCCGGATTGATACCGATCTGTGAAGCTGTGGGAATCGATCGAATGAAGCCGCCGCCAGCCGAGTTACCAAATGGAATTGGAAACTTAGCCGGAATAGATGATGCGAGCATTTTGGCTTCTTTCTTAGATCAACTGCACGATGGTCGACGATACACCGGTCGGTTTCGGCAGGACCCCGGATTGCGACACGATCGCCAGTTCGACCGAACTCATTTTGAATGCGAACGTGTAAGTCATCGTCATGTTCAGACCATCCGTGACGTAGCAGTTGCCGCGGTTGGGGAATAGGTTGAGCAGGATCTGGTTGATTGACTTGATCGACCCATCGGAGATGTTCGCCAGAGCCTTCGCGAAGATCAGCGTTCGGAAGGCATTGTCCGAGAGGTTGAAATTGCTGGTCAGCACTGCACCAGAATAGAACGGAGATTGGTTGAGCGGGTCGGCGCTGAGCGTCGTCGCCTCATCGAACCCGAAGTATTTCTGCGTCCCCACCAAATGCAGCGTGCGCGATACCCCCACGATCGCTCCCCACACGTCGAGCCCATAGCCCTGCGCGGTGGCGACGTTGAACATGTAGTCGTAGAACGCGTCGAGGTTCTGCGTCTGGTCGACGTAGGCCGAGAAGTTGGCGATCAGCTGCGTGAGGATCGGCGAGTTCGCATATTGCGAGATGATCGTGAGCCAATAATCGAACGCCGGGATATCTCCGATCGGCGATATTCCGATCGTGAATTGTCCAATGCTATTAGACCCAGGCCTCGGCCGGAAGATGTTCGGTCCTGTCATGTCACCGTGACCGCGATGTTCGCAGCGTTGACCGTCGGAGATTGGTTTATGTTCGTGGTAACGGCGTTGAGCGTCGGCTTAGCCGCGGTGAAGGTCCGGTTCGCTAACGCCGAACCGTTGACAGTGGTCGCGTTGTTCGTGGTGTAGACACCAGCGCCACCAGGTGTCCCGGATGTCTGGGTCAAGATCGTCGTATTCGCCGGAACACCAGTACCAGTCAATATCTCGCCTGATCCCGGTATAATGAGCCCGCTAGCCCCGGTTACCGTGAGATTGGTGCCGGAACCAACCGCCGCGAAGAACGCTCCCACTGTGAGGGAGTTGTTGGTCGTCCACGAAGTGCCACTGCCGGACAGGATAGTAGTGCCTGGGACCGTGATTCCTGCGTCGTCGCTCAAGGTCTGTCCGATGGCGATCGTCCCCGATATCAGCGACGTCACAGTCAAGGCGGTTCCGAGTAGAACTCCGACGAAGACCGCACTGGACGAGTTATTTGATCCAACGACGATCGAGATGATCTGAACCCACGACCCGAGCGCCACCAGGGGTGCATAGAACCTGCTCGCGTAGATCGTCGATCCGATGCGCGCGCGAGGGCCACCGTCGGCGCCCGCGAATGCCGAGATTATGGCGCCCTGTATCAGCGCCGCAGCATTCGACGGCACCAGTGAGTTGTTGGCGGTATTGACGGCGAACAGGATGGCGAGGGACGACGGGGTCTCGAACGTCACCTGATATGACGGCAGCGGCGGAGAATATCCCGAGTTGCTGTCGACAACGGTGACAGTCGTGTTTCCGTTATAGTTGCAGCCCGGCGCCTTCTTGGTCCAAATCGCGTTTGCGATGTTCTGCGCTGTCCCGCCGACGGCGGCCACGTACAGCGAGTTCGGAGCTAGAGTGACACCGCCGATCGTCGCTGGCGATGATGATGGGTTCTCGGTGACGTAGGCGTCGAGGATGCCTTGCACGTTGAGGACGGCGCCGAGGACTGACGGTACCGAGCCGATCGAGTTGAGCGCGACCGAGGCGGACCGACGCGCCTCGAACTGCGCCCTGGTCTCGGTGTTGCTGCCGAGAACACCATCGGCCAGATTGATGATCGTGTCCCACCCGGAAATATTCCGGTAGATGCTGTTGAGCGTTCCCTCCGGACAAGGGACCGGTCCCAGCACGATGCAGGCGAACGCTATCACCGCGCTTCCGAGCGCGGAGATCGTCCCGTCGTTGAGACTAGCGTAGATGTTCCCGTCTGCCGCGCGCGCCAACGATCCGGCGGGGATCACGACGCCAGCTCCGCCGGTGCATGTGGCCTGCACCACCGTCGCTGTCGATCCTTCGCGAAACAGGAAATAAAGCTCGGCTATCGCGTCCTGGAAACGCCCGTCGGCGAATGCAGGGTTCATCTGGTTGGTCAGATTGACGAACGAGTCGTTGCAGCTGCCGATGATGGCCGCGATGCTGGTTGCGAGCTGCCCCTGAGGTGACGACAGCGACTGGTTCAGTCCGCCGCCGAAGGCCGCGTTGATGTCGGCCATCACGCCGGTCAGAATGTCCTGTTCCGACGGCGCCTGGAATCCATTAGCCCCAAAAGTCACGGCCGGAACGTTGGTGCCGGGGATGTTCGCCATCTCAGAACGCCACCGCCGTCGGCGTGGTGGCGCCAGGAGGTGTCACCTGGACTTGACCGTTGGCCAGCCGATCGGGCTGTGAAATCGAGGTAATGAACACCGCGGCCTGCGCCCCATTGGGCAAAACTGACAACGCAGCTGTCGACATCAGGGCCTTCATCAACGGCACATTCGGCCTCTGCCCGATGATCACAGGATAGTTGACGCCGATCGTGGTGTCGTACCACTGCTCTCCGAGCACCAGCTTGATCGCGCTGCATGCGTCCTGCGCCATCGAATACGGGTCATCGGCCATAGCGATGTTGCCCGCGACATCCACCGCGAGATCCCATGTATCTGGCCGGAGAAACAACGTCTTCATATTGGTGGCCCCGTGGTCCCGCCCTGCGGATCAGGATGCTCGTGTGTTGCGCCGCTTTTGCCTGCCGCGACGACATCGGTATCCGCGGTGAGGGTGCCGCCGATATGGACATTGCCGCCGTAGAGTCCGCCCGAGACGCTCTGGATCGCGCCACCGAGTTGCAGGTTGTTCTGCATGATGACATTGCCGGTGAACGTCCATCCTGCTGCACTCGACACCAATGAGTTGCCGTGCGCGGCCGTGATGTTGATCCCGTCGGCGGTCCACTTAATCCACTGCGTCGGCGCGGTGCCATTCAGTCCTGGAATCCCGAACAGGTAGATCCCGTCTGACGGGCTGAACTTGCGGTTCGACCCGGGGTTGGCGATCGCCTTCGCGGCCTTGACCGCCGAGATGTCCCGGTCGCAGACGCCCATTACTCCGAGATCCCCAACCGCGGGATCGATCTCGAATGCGTTGGTCCCACCCATCACCCACGCATACGGGATCCCATTGATGGTCCCGTGCGGCGACGAGTTGTCCTGGCCATCGAGCTGATTGACGGCGATCTGCACGTCGACGGTGTGGGCGCTGGTGTCGACTGAGATCACCTTCACGACCTTGACCGTCGATATGCGCCCCAGGCGCTGCAGGATAGCGAAGTCGATCGGATTGAAGCTGCCGACCGCGTCGGAGGGATCCTGCTGGCCGGCGCCTGGTGTCTGGTCTGCCATCTTATTGCACCGGGACCGGATACTTCGGGTTGTAGCAGAGGACGGTCGAGAACCATGGACCATCGGGCATCTCGCAGGACAGGCTGTGCGCGAGCCCGTAGACCGCCCACGTCCCGTTGGCCGGCTGGAGACTGCTCTGCACCTGCACCTTGCCGCCGAACGGGATGGACGGGTCGTAGAGCGTCTCAACGCTGATCCCATAAGCGGTATAGGTCGGATATCCCTTCATGTTGCCGTTGGGCGGCGGGGCAATCAGCGGGACCTGGCCGTTGCGCGCGCCGTTGCGCGGCCAGATCGCGAGCACGCCGCCCTCGCCGTGGTTCCAGCTGATGCCAGCCGCCTCGGCGCAGTCTTGCGCCTGGTTCTTCACGGACCCGGAGAAATATGGATTCGACAGCTGGCCCTGCACGCCACTGTTCTCGAACTTCAACCCCATCTGCGTTGCAAAGCTGGACATGATCGTCGCCACATCGGTCGAGCCTTGATAGCTCGTTGGCTTGGTCGTCGTGACTGCCTGCGGCGCCAGTGTGTGCGCGGAGAGGTGGAAGCTGACGTCTGGCGATGCATTGAAGTCACCGTATGCGGCCAGGATGTATCCGGTGAACACCGTGCCTCCGTTTGTGAAGCCGCCTGATCCGTCGTCCTGGCCGGCCTCAAGCACGATCAAATTCTTTGGGACCAGGTTGACCTGCATGCCCAGCGTCGACAGCCGATTCATCGTCGACAATGACAGGCCGTAGACCGTGAGCTCCATCGTCCCGTCGGATGGGCCGCCAGCGTGCAGAATCTCTGCCGACATCCGCAGGTTCTCGATCACGACGGTGTCGGATCCGCCGCTGCTCGAGAACGTCTGCGCCTGACCCTCGATCGTCGCGAGCGTGATCGTCGCCCGCAGTTTGCGGACGGTGATGGAGTCCGTCATGTTGGTACGAGATCCGAAGCTTCAAGGTATACCAGCTGGAAGCGTCCACCGAGCCCAGTGTAGTCCGGATCCGACGGCATCGCGGTGTTCAGCAAATCGAAGAACGAGAAGTCGCCGACGAAGCCAAGGTAAGCGTACCTTATGAGGCGGTTCGCGTTTCGGCAAACGATGCCGGCGACGATCGGGTCAGTCTGGATCGTCGGCACGGTGAGGTCGAAGTAGAGGCCGAACGCCTTCTGGTAGACATTGATCCTGCAGTTCTGGTTGCTGAGCAGCGACGTCAGTGTCTGGCTCGGTACCGGCTGCAGTGGGACAATGAGCATCGCGTGTCACCTCAGAAATCGAAGCCGGTCCCGCGCATGTCGGTAAAGGCTGTGCTCTGGGCCGGCGTGGGAGTGGCCGATTGAATATTGCCGTCGCTGACCTGCGGCGAGGCACTCGGCGACTGCGGCTGCTTGATCGTCATCACCGTCGTCGTGGCCGCGCTGCCTTGCTGCTGCTGCGAGTTGACGAACTGCTGGGCCGCGGTGACCCGGATCTCTTCGCAATAGAGATCGATAACGACCAGGCCGACCCCATTGCGCGCGGTCCTCCGGAGTGACTGATGTACCGGGTTTATGCTCTGATACACCTTCTCGGGCGTCACGGCATCGAATAGATCCGTCGAGTCGATGATCGCGTCGACCGAGTCGATCAGCGCCTGCCGGTCCGCCACTGAGCCGCCCGTGGAGAATTGGAGTCGCACGTCGTAGGGAACCTGCACCTTGTTGTAGGTCGCGAAGGAGCCTTCCTCGACCGGGAAGTTCGAGATCCGCATATCTTGCTTGAACTCGAACGAAACGACATTGTCCGCGGTGACTACATTCTCGCCGTCGAGGAACAGGCCCCATTGGGGGGCGTCTGGCCCGCCGGCGCCCCCCAGGAGCGCCAGCACGTCCGAGGTGACCAGTTGGAGCGCCTCGACGACCACGTCGTCAGCGAGCGCCGGAAGCCCGGGAATCGCCATTCTAGTTTTGTCCGCCGTTGGCCTGCGCGGCGAACGACTGCCCCTTCAGCGTCTGCACGAACTTGCCGGCGATCTTGGCGCCGTCGGCTCCCGACCCGGCGTTGATCGTCACCGGGCCATTGACGTCTATCTTGGTCGTCGTCGTGGTGGTCGAGCCGCCGCCCGCGGCATCCCACGGTCTGGCGCCCTGATTGCCACCGATTCCCTCCCAGTTGCCGATGCCGACCCTGGCAGCGCCGTGGAAGTCCGACCATCCGTGACGCTTCGCCCACTCCATCGCGAACATGATCGTCGCGCGCTCGTTCTTCGGGTCGCTCGGGTCGAGGCCCGTCAGCCGCTGGAACTCGTCGCCGACGGCGTGGCCGCGGCCGCCAGGCGTGACGTGCAGCTGGAAGGCGCCGAACGAGGTGTTGTTGTCGCCGTAGAACTGGCTGAACCCCTCGCTGCGCGCCACCTTCACGGCCTTGTCAGGGTCATTGCCGGCGGCGATCGCCGACTGCCGGATGAACTGCTCCTTCTCGACCGGCGACGCGAAGGCGCCCCCTTCGGTGGACGGAGACGCGCCAGGTGCGGCGCCCGGGAACAACGCCGGCTTGCCCGTGGCGTACTCGCCGGTCTGGAAGATGGCGTCCCACGGCTTGGCCTCGAGGAACGGCTTGCTGAGTTCGTCGGCGAGCGCGGTGATCCTCGACGCCCCCCCGTGCTCGCCGCCGAGAACATTTCGGGCAAGCGATTCCGCTTTGAGCCCCATCTGGCTCATCCGCTTCTCGAGCTCGCCGAAGGCGTCGACGTCCTCGTGGGTCGCCACGCCGATCTTGTTCACGTAGTCGAGGACCTGCTTGACGCCGCCCGGGCCCTTGATGAGCAGGTCGAATAGTGCCGGATCCAGGCCGAGCTTTCTCCCCAATAGGCCAGCCGTCGCCGGGTCGCGATCATGGATCGCCTTGAGGTTGGCGCTGAGGTCCAGAAAACTCTGCTCCACCCCCTTGTTGACATCGATTACCGTCCCGCCCGCGGTGCTGATCGCCCGGAAGTCTGCGACCATCGGCGAGATGATCCCGATCTTCCACCCGGCGAGTGCGTCCGACACCGCGGTGAATGACTGCGCCATGCTGGCAGCGTCACCGCCGAAGATCCGGGCGGCGCCCTGCCACTTCGAGATGGTCGACGCCGAGACCCCGATGTTGCGCTCGAGTCTTCCGAGCGACGCGTTGGAATGGGTCAGCTGCGACGAGAAGTCGATCAGGCCCTTCCCGCCGGTGAAGATCGCGAACAGTTCGATCGCCTGCGTCTTGATCCCGCCGAGCGCGTCCATCGAGCGCTTGGCCTCGTGCTCCATGCCCTTGGCGTTGGCCTCGATCGACTCGAGCGCGTGGTTGGCGGCCTCGACGGCGTCCTGCTGTCCCTTCGTGAAGTTCTTGGCGTCGATTCCTATTTCGACGATCAGGCTGTCGATCAGCGTCGGCATGCGATCAGCCCTTCTTCCCGGCCATCACGCGCCTGTTGTGCGCGTCGACCGCAGCAATCTCGCGCATGTCATAGCAGTCTTCCAGCGAGTAGACGGTCGCGAGCTCGTGCAGCGTCGCCATCCTCATCGCCACCAAATCGCCGATCAGGGAGGTGACGTTTGCGTAGTCGACGAGTCCGGCTGTCTCGCTGAGACCGCTGCCGCCGCCAAAATCGACGCGAGCTCTTGAAAGGTAAAACCCATGTGAAGCTCTACAAGCTCCTTCCGGAGTCGGTAAAGCGTCGAGATTTCCCAGATGTCTCCGTCGCCGCCGAGCGGCCGAATGAAGTCCGGCGACTCCTGGATCTTGATGCACGGTAGCATCTCGTCCATCAGCGCATCGACAGCTGGCATATCGCCACCAGCCAGCGCCTGCAGTCCGAGCAGATAAAGCCCGAGGAAACCCAATTTTCCGAACTCCTCGCGGACGTTGAGCTCCTGCCGGCTCATCGCGCCGATCGCGTGCCGGGCCCACCGCTCGGCTTTGAGCGCAGGCATCTCCTCGATATAGTAGCGCTTCCCCGCGTCGCGGTTCGGCGGTTCGCCTTCCTTCGGCTTCTCGATCTCGACGAACTTGTGCTTCAGCACCCTGCCACCTCCGGCTTCGATGCAAGTGGATTACAGAAAACGCCGTCCTGGGTAAAGTGCCTCACGACGGCTGCGAGAACACGCGCGCCCACACTATTCCGAATTTGCGCGGCTGCAGGATCTTCTTCACGTTCGGCGCGGGCGAGTATTCCTTCAGGAACCCGTTGCTCCATGTCCACTTCGTACCGAGGCTCTTGAGCAGCATGTTGCCGTTCGCCGCGAACGTGTCTTGCTGCGAATCCTGCGCCTGCTTCCACGTATCGAACATGAAGCACGATGGCGAGTTGGCCTGCAGCGTGTAGACATACTTCACGGCGTTGAAGACGTAGCCGGCGCTGAGGTGTCCGTCGACGCCCATCAACTCCTCGCACAACGTCAGTGTATCGACGTCAGCGACGTCGTCCACGGAGAACTGCTGGAGCTGCTGCGGCTGGTTGAACACGCCCGGGATCGTGAGCGTGATGACTGCGTTGACCGCGGTGATCGTTGTCATGGTGAGGTTGCCTTTTTGCGGGAATATTTTTCAGAAATATTTCAGATGAGCGTCACGACGCCGAGGTTGATGCTCTGCACCGACCCGCCGTCCGCATAATAGTAGGTGACCTGGCGCGGTCCGCGGCTCGCCCTCAGCGTGGGCGTAGCCGGGACGATCAGCAGGTACCAGCCCTGAGAGCTGATCGTGGGGGCGATGTTCTTGCCGGCAGCCGCATTGACCGCAGCGATCTGGTTCGCCGCAAGAACCGTGCCGGGAACCACGGCTCCGAAGTTTATGGCCGCCGTGATCGGGTCTGCGAGCGATGCCTCGATCAGGGCATCACCTGAGGCCACAAATGGGATCGAATTGACGTTCGCCTGCAGGTTCATGAGCGCCGTCTGCAGCGCGCTCGTGAGCCATACTTCGTTTGCGAAGGTGTCGAGCCAGAGGTACGGCCCGGTGATCATGCCTCTCTGGAAGTCCTGGAAGCCCTGATTGGCCGTCGCGATCGCCGCGTAATAGTTGTAGCTGTTGCCGCGATCGCCGAGAACCTGCGGGTTGCCGCCGAGGTTGATGGCGGTCTGGTTGTCCATCGCCGTCGGCACCATGCCGGCCTGCGATTTGTAGGCGAACGACACACGGCCACCCAGCGCGGTGAAATTAATCGACGCGACGAAGCCGCAGGCCATGGGCCCGATATTGGTGCCGAGTGCGTTGAGGCTGGTCGGGTCGTAGAGCAGGCACGTCCCCGAGTAATTCGCCTGTGTCACCGCGTAACCGAAGCTGGAAGTCGCCGGCACCGCTCCGGCGCCGAGCGCCGCCGGGTCGGGCGCCATATAGATGAACCTGGCTCCGTTGTTCTGCGAGTTCGCCCACGCTGCGAAGGCGAGTTTCTGGGTGAAGCCTGACCCGTTGTCCGGGTCGAAGGTGGTGGTGAACGATGCCCAGTTGTTGGTGAGCGTGCGCACCGAGTTCATGAACGTCGCCGGCACGGCCGCTGCCGATCCCTGCGATATGACTGCGCCGGTCGCCTGGGTGAGCAGAAGCGAAGTGGCCATCGCCCCCGATCCGAAGGTGATCGCGGAGTTGACCCCGGTGGTGCCCGAATTGACGACGAACCCGCCGGACACACTGTCGAAATAGACCGCGGGGAGAAGCGAAGTCAGTGTCGTGGGCGACCCGATGGTCGACGACTGCGTGAGGTTGTACGTCCCCACGCCGCCGGTGCCGGTGCCGAATGACGCGACGAACGTGCTGGCCGTGACGCCGGCGCCGGTGATCTTGTCGCCCACGGCGATTGGCGTTCCGCCGGTCAGCACCGCGGACACGGTCATCACGGTCGTGGCTACCGTCGCGGTGACGGTCCCCTGCGAGGCGCCGGATATTGCGAGATCGGTCTCGATCAGCTGCGCGGCACTCGTGAACGACGTGGCGCTGCTGAGGTTCACCGACGCGGTCGCGAGCACCGAGTCGATCGTGACGCTCAGGGTCCCGCTGAGGGCTTGGAGCTGCGTCAGGGTGAGGGCGGAAATGTTGCCGCCCCTGAGGTAGGCCGAGACTGCGCTGAGGGGATACTGCACAACGAGCATAGCTGCCGGTTTGAGCGTCGACGAATCGAAGCCTCCGAAGTACCCGGTACCGAACCCCACGCCCCCTCCCGCCACGCGCGCCATCACCGAGGTCGGGCCGAAGTAGCTGTTGACCGCAGTGGTTCCCCCGAACGACAGCGCGGTGCCGATCGGCACCCGCGTATCGGTGGTCAGTATGAGGCCGTTGAGGTTGATCGCCGAGCCGCCCGCGGCGAGGACGCCCGGGTTCGTTGCGACGAATAGGTCGGCGCTAATCGTGGTCATGGGCTTTGCGTCCTTCAGTGCGGAGGTTGCGTGACGTCGACGTTCGCCACCGTGAGCACGATCCCGTCGGCGAACTGCATGGGTATGGAGACGATCAGATTGACCTGCATGTGCAGGTCGACCGTCCACCGCGTCTCGTATTCCTTGGCCGCGGTAATGAATGGCACCTGCCGAGGGTCATCTGCATAGAACGGCGACACGCCGAGCGGCTCAAGCTGATCAGCAGCATAGCCGTCCCGGAAGAGGGCGTTCAGGATCGAGGCGTTCTCGGCCGAGTTAGGCCCGTGCACGTCGACCTGCATCACGACCTCGACGTCCTCCTCGACCTGGATTGTTCCGGCCGCCATGGTCTGTGGCGCGCCGATCGACTGGGACGGACTGATGGTGTAGGTCCCGATCCCTCCCGTTCCCGTGCCAGGTGGCGCGACTACCACGGTGTTAACGGCCACACCTACGCCGAAGATGATGCTGCCGATCGAGATTGGCGCGTTGAGGTTCGGGTTGGGATCGAGGGCAGACACCGTCATCAGCGTCCCAGCGATCGCTGCGGTGAACTTCGAGTCCGCCGGCGTCTCGAGGTTGGTCGACAGGCGCGGCCGCGACAGCGGCCACATCTCGGCGAAGTCGCCAAGGAACGATGGGACGCGGTTGACCTGGCCGACTACTGCCGGGATGCCGGTGATCAATGTTATGAAGTCGCCGACCGCAGAGTTGATCTGCGCCTGCGTGATCGAGATGGATGACATCTATTTCCCTAGCGGCCTCGGATATCCCGAACCATGTGGTACGGGCTGGAATGTCATGGGCTCAACGCATTCGCCGCAATAAGTGCGTTTACGATCGCGGTGCCGCCGGGTGCGTTCGTCGCGGTGCACGACTGGAGTTGGCAATAAATGTGAGCACCGTCATGAGTATAACCGACGGCATCCCCAGATTTCCACAGATTGATATTAGGGATCGTAGTGTTTTCTACCTCTGTTCCGACCTCGGCAAAGCTAGTTTGGTTGAGGATAGTCCCCGCGCGAATGATCGTGTTCAAGGCTGCAACTTGTCCGCTTGAGTTATCGGTCTGATTGATGTCGCTCGGCGGTGTCGACGTTAACGTAACTTGTGGCACCATGGTCGACTGGATGACGGTTGCTATCCGACCTCCAGTGCCACGAACGTAATTGCCGTTGGTTAATCCGATGTTGGTTGCGGCAACGGTCGATGATCCACCCGTGTTGACGTCGTTGTCACCGAGTTGATTCCAAAACACATTAATATTTCCACTGTTAGCAAAGTTGATACGATCAACTATATTGACGGTGGTTTCAGTAGTCGCAGCTGCGAGGCCCGTGCGTCCCTGATGCAAGTACCCCCCGATCGTGCTCGGAGTAGTTCTGTTGCTCATCACGGTGTCGAGATAACCGGCCATGTAGCCGATGCCACCGCCGCTTCCGTTGCCATCCACCAATTGGATGTAGCCGCCAACACCTTGGCCGTTACTGTCAGTCATAAGGGCGATGGACCGCTGTGTGTTTGGAACTTCGCAGATCAAGTTGCCGCTGACCATGAACGACATATTGGTGGTAATGGTCCCGCCTCCGGTGGCGTCCGACAAACCGTTCCCCTGCTGCGCCAGATCGCCAATCGCCGAATTTGGAGCGTAATCGGTCAGATATACCAGACCGCCGTTATTGATCGTGATGAAGCTCCTAATCCACACTTGGCCGGCCGGAATCGTGACACCGCTAGCAATGTCCGTCGCGTCGAACAGATCGCCGGCATTAACCGTCATCGTGTTCACGCCGCTCGCAGTGAGATTGACGAATGTCCCAGGTCCGTATTCGATTTGCGTGTGAACGGTGTAAGGATTGGCAAAATTAGCATCGCCGATCGAATAGCCCCAACCGGTATAAACAACACTTGGATTCGCGCATGGATGATTGAGGTACGTCATGCGCCGCGTGTTGAACGTGTTCGCGGTGGCAAACGCGACCGTTGTATTGATCGTCGGGAGATCGTTTCTTGATCCGGCTATTTGGCGGATCGTCGGATAATCAGACGTAATCCCGCTGCGGTAAGCCACAATGGCATTGTAGATGGCGAGATGCTGCGCTGCGGTCAAATGCCCGCAAATAAAACCAAATGCAATGCCGCCGAAAGACCATTCCTGAGATCCGTTGGCTCTGGCCAGGAAATTGATTGCCGCATTGGCCAATGCCGTCGAGGTGGACGTGGTTGTTGCCCCGGCCACTCCCTGCGCGTAAGTCGTGAATCCGGTGGATAATGACCGGTCGAGAGCAAGCAATCCTGCACCGCTGCTCGTGCTCACGCCGGCTGACTGCGTCGTCGAATTCAGTGCGCCAGTCTGCACATTTCCGACCGTGTCGTTGGGTCGTATTTCGGCATAAGCATTGGTGGCATACCCCATGGCCGCACCATGGATGGCCGCTGCCGTGATCGACCATTCTGCGATCATCGCGCTGTTTTGCGTGTAATTGAGTCCAGAGGCGGTCGATGGATTGAGATTCGAACTGATTGATGTTCCGCCCGCAGGATCTCCCGTTATGCCGAGATCGGCGCTGAATATCGCCGGACCTGTTATGGTAGCCCCGTAGCTCGCCTGGATCAGATTGGTCAGCGCGGTCACCTGGTCGCGCGCCTGGAACGCATAGACCGCATCGCACTGCGAATAGATCCCGGCCGTATTCAGCGCCGCGAAGAATGTGTTGTATCTCGCCTTGCGGGCGGTGTTGGGCTGCGTTGCGAGGCGAGCGAAAAAGGCGGTTGCTTGTGGGTTATATACCGGTCCGGTGCTGGCAGCCTTGCCACCCATCCACAGCAGCCGATTGGCCGCCTCAACCGATCCGACGACCATCAGCGCGCATAGCGCCAGTACCACAGCAATGAAAGATCTGCGTCGCACCACTTCTGCGCCCCTCAATTGTTGATGATCGTTCGCAGAAAGTATGAATGCTTCTCGTTGGCGATCGGCGTGTAGGCGCCGATCTCCTCAAGCGCGAATATCGTCATCTGCGAGGCCTGGGATGGAGCCGGCAGTACGGTGCTCAGCATCAGGTTAGATCCCGAGCACTCCGAGAAATATTGGGCCGTCCCGTCGTTGGTCACCTGCCACGCCGAGCACGTCAGGCTGCCGAGGTAGATGTTGGCCGCGAGGTCGGCCGCGTAAGGACCGACGTAGGCGCTGCCATCGACGAGGCTGGTCGTGGTGGGCTTCTGGGAATAGAGCCACAGCGTCGAAGTCCCCGGCTTGTTCGTCCCGTTCGAGTAGATCAACGCCTTGATCACCACGAGTTGGCCAGACTGGGTGCCGCCAAGGATGATCGGTGATGCTACCGCGCTGCCGCTGGTATTGGTCGCGAAAAGCTGGTTTCCCGTGTAGGGCGTCGCAGAGTTCGAGTGCGTGGTGCTGCCGGTCCCGTTATATGCGAGCTGCGCCGCAGAAGGCGCGACCGCACACAGCACCGCAAATGCGGCGACGAGCGCCGAGGCGATGATCTTCCTCATCTGGTCCATGCAAGCATCCAGTTCATTTTAACGGAAACGTTAAGGCGGCAACTTCCGCGCTACGGCAGGTCGTCGGTTAGGACCACGGCGACCTTGCACCAAGTGTTGGCGCCCCACTGCTCGAGCGACGCCAGGATCTTCCAGGTATTGCCCTCGGGCAGCGTGTTGGCGGCGAACACCACCAGGTCGCCGCCCGTCTGCTTCACGCGCAGGATCGCGTGCGCGGCTCCGTTCATGAAGATGACGCGTTCGGCGCCCTGGATGTTCAGCGCATCGAGCTGCCTGACGTCGCCGGTGGTCAGCGGCTGAACCTGGGCGATGATCGGCAGCGGCGCAGCATAGCTCGGGACCGGCACGTGGTTGACCATCGAGAACCCGGTGCTGACCAGAAGCGACGCCGGGAAGTTGGGGTTAACCCTCCGGGTCACGCTGTTGACGGCCGCGTTAAGGTTCAGTGGCATCAGCGGTAGAACCTCCTGGCCCGCCGCTCGGCAACGCGCTCGGCGCGCAGTACGCGCAGATCACGGGTCGTCCCCTGGCGCGGGATGATCGGCTTGACGCCGAGCAGCGCGTCAGCCTCGTCGCGGTCCTTCCGGATCGTCTTGGCGCTCTCAATCAGAATGCCGCGCGCCAAACTCTTGTCCAACTCCGGATTCAGCGGGTCGAAGTTGATGAAGGGCCTGATCTGTTCGGGGTACTTCTTGCGCTCGGCTTCCTCGGCCGACCTGAGGTCGGTCAGCACGGCCAGCGCCGACCAGCGGACCGGAGACTCATAGATGGCGAGGCGAACCAGCGGACCGAGCTGCTCAAGAGCCGCCATCTCGTCGTCCACCGTCCCGATCGCTGCTCGGACGACGTGTCCCCCGTCATTGGTGCTTCGCATGGCTGTATGGCCCTCCTGCTGGCGCGCGTCATAGCATCGCGCGCCGCATGGGTCATCAATTCATCGCGTTGATTCCGAGGAAGTTCAAGACGATGTTGGCCGTCGCCGCTGCGTTGCCAGTGACCGCGATCAGGATCGCAGCGTTTTCCGGAGCGGTTAGGAGCGACGGCGCCGTCAGCGCGCCGACCACCGAACCGGACTGAGCCACTTCATGGAGCGCGATCTGGGTGTTCGATGCAGCAGCGCCGTACTTGAAGACATTCGCGGCGAGCTGCCAACCTCCCAGAGAGTTCGCGGTGCTGTCGGTGAACGAGGCGATCGCCGTCCCGCCCGTGACCGTCGACCCGACGACGGCGGTCGTCGCGCCCCAGATCAGCTTCACCAATTTCGCCGTGGCAGCGTTCGTCATCGAACCCATGGCGGCGATGTTGATCCCACGCCCAAGGACATCAAAAGAACTGAGCTGCAGGGAGAAGACGGCCAGCACGCTGTCGACGCCGGTAGCGCCCGGGTTGATGCCGGCCGAGCTGACCTGTCGGTTGATGTTGCCCTCTGCCGCCATCAGGGCAGCGCCGAGGCCGAACTGCGTCACCTCGGTGGATGGGTTCGTCCCGCCCCCGGCGTAGTTCGCTCCGCTGAACACCCACGCCGCCGCGCCGGCCGCGTTCGAGACGCATTCCCATTCCCGCTTGAAGCCGGCCGCATTGTTGAACCAGATCGCGCCGACCGCGATTCCCTGCGTGATGTCGTCGGTCACAAGCGGATCTCGCGTCGCTACCAGAGTCGTACCGACCCCGCCGACCAGGAACGGAACCTTGACGTCGCCGATGCGGGTATCCCATAGCGTGTTGGCCATCTCGTAGAACTCCTTGTCCGGGGGGGTTAAACTCTCGGCGGAAGCGTGGTCTTGCCGCCGTCGATCTCATAGCCGACGCTGTTCACCAGATGGCCGCTCTCGATCAACACCTTGTCCGACGCGCCATAGTTGGTTTTGCCGGCCGCCACTCGCGCGCGCGCCTCTTCGACCGTCTTGCGGGTCACGACGAGGGACTGGTCGTGCGACTTCATCCCTCGAAGCATCACGGTGACCGGACTCAAGGCCGGGGCATTAGTGTCGATGATCGATTCCTGCAGCTGCCCACCGATGCCATTGCCGAGGCGGTTCAGCGTGCGCGGGATGTCGTAGTTCGTCTCGCGGAGCTGCGTCGCGATCGCCGCCGGCCACCCCGGGCTCTTGGCCGAGATCATCGTGCGGAAGTACGGCCGCGGCGGGATGCCGACACGTGGCGCGCCAAACTCCTGGATGGCCGCCACCATCGGCACGCTGGTCCCATCCGGATAGGTCGCGTTCTCCAGGAACCCGACCCGGACGGTGCCCGGTTGCGATAGCTTGGCCGCCATCTTGGTGAGTACCGCCCGAAAGGTATAGCCGCCGCTCATCTTGGCCATATGGTCTCAGGCCGTCTGCGCGCCCTGGTGGTCGACCGCATTCCCCGGCCCCACTTCCGGGGCCCGTTCCTCGACATGCTCACCAGCGGCCACCGCTGCCTCACGGTTGGCCTTCCTGGCCTCTTCGGCCGCGATCTGGCTCTGGACCCACGCGAAGGTCGGCTGAAACGCAGTGACGATCTGGTTGAACTCGGCCACGACGCCCTGGGCGTCCATGACGGCTTTGCGGATCAGCGGCAGCGTCTGCTCGACCTCGGCCTTGAAAGCGAGGAGATCGCGGAAAACGTCCGGCTGATCCGCGGCGGCCGCGCTGGTGCTGGTTTCGTCCATCTTCGCCTCGCCGTCGGCAGCGGGAGAGAAGTCTTTGAAGACGAACTGCTCAAGGGCCGTGATCCGATTGTGGTATTTCTTTACGACTGCATCGAGGTCCATCGCTTCAGTTCCCTTCCGTCTCGGGAGGCGATTCCTCGTCCTCCGCGGTTATGCCGAGGTTCTCGGCGAGTTGCTTGTTCTGTCCGACCCACATGGCGAAGAACGCCTTGTCGATGCCGGGGTTGTGGCCGGCCCGGAGCTCGACCGCGTCTGGCATGTCCTTCGAGGAGGCTGACCGCAGGCGGCCTTGGAAAGCGCGGCCGCCGCCATCATCGGGCACGACCATGTGAAGGTGGAGCATCAGGGACCTCGCGGCCCCGTTGTAGACGTTGACTTTCGCCCGCTTCTCTTCAGCCATGGTCAAAACCTCCTGAACGATCCGAAGCCAGTGCCGATGCCATTGCCGAAGCGCGACCTGCTGCGAACATATTTCGGAAACGACCGGTAGGCCGCCGTAGCCTGCCAGAAGGCCGCGCCGTAGGGCGTCTGGTCAAACCACTGGCTGTTGTTCGTCGACGCATATTCGAGCGCCAGCGTGACCGAACCCTGCGTCGCGCTGCTGGCGCGACCTACAAGGCCATTGGGATCGTTGCCATCGGGCCCGCTGAACAGTTGGCAGAGGTGCGCCGTCAGCATGTACATAAGCTGCGTTTGCAGCCCGACGTCCTTGACGCGCCCGGTTCCGTCATTGCGCAGCCACACCTCGCCGGCGAGCGCGAAGTACGCCTGCACGGTGGCGTCCGGAGGCGCGGTGGCGAACGCCGCATACGCCGTCCGGAAGTCCGCCAGAACAAGCGTCGCAGTCGCGCCGCCCATCCTACGCGACCCTATCCTTCGACCGGTCGGTGTCCGGCTCGATGTCGGTCAGGTTCATGTGGTTCGGCTGCTCGGCCCGCACATCGCCATCCGGGTTCATCGGCTCGAGGCCGCACATCACCTTCTCGTGCTCGCGCGCCCGCGCGGCGGCGCTGGCCTGGTCGCTGTAGGCGAATATGAGCCCCTCGACCAACGGGGTAAACTGGCTGTTCTGGTCTTTCCACTTTTCCCAGAAACGTCGGTCGACCTCGGTCAGCCCGAAGTCCCCGATGATCGAATAGTTTGGCACCTTGCCGAACGGCACGGCGTAACCCTTGAGGCGCACCTGGCCACCCACCCGCATGTGCTGCTTCACCATGCGGATGCCGCCGCCGAGAACCTTCTGTTCGGTTTCAATGCTCTCGGTCAACTGCATCACGATCCCCTTTGGCAGTTTGCACGCGACCCACACGGTCGATGACGTTTCCTTCGGGGTGTGCACCGCCGGCGAGGCCGGGTCGGTGGTGTGGTCGAGGTCGGCCGATACTTTCGCCGCGGCCCGGCGTGACTTGGCTACTTTGGTGGTCATGGTGGTCCTGTCGTTTTGGGGTTGGCGCTGCGTGGTCTTACGCCCACCCGCAGCTTTTGGCGATGGCCTTGTCGGTCTAGATGCCGAGCATGCTCGCGACGGCGAAAGTCTGCCGAAGCACGGTCCCCATGCTGCCGCCGGTGATCTTCTGTTTCCAAGAAGACAGGTCGGGGATGAGGCGGTGGGTCCGCATCTTTTCGTTGAATGCGCAGAACCCGGTCTGCTGGCCGCGCACGCTGGTGCAGATCAGCTGCATGAAGTTGCCGCCGAGCACGCCCTGGGGGTTCGCGGTGGACTGCGCCTGATACTGGATCGCGTCGACGATGCGAAGGTTCGGGATCTGCTTCAGCAGGTCGCTAACGTTCACGTCGAACGAGTTGGTCGCAGTGATCGCGAACTTCGATGTCGGCGCCAGTGCCAGGACGAACGGGGATTCCTGGTTGATGTTGCCGCCCGACTGCACGATCAACTGGATTACCAGCGACTGGATGTCCAGGTAGATCTCGTTCGGCGTCGCCGTGATGACGCCGTTCGTGATCCACAGGTTGTTGCCGAACGATTTCGGCCCTGGGATGAGCGATGCGGTCAGGTTCGGGTCGTTGAGAAGGCCGTAGTTCTGCAGCCCCTTGACGCCAAAGAAGTAGATCTGGTTCTGGTAGCGGTTGAGCGCCCACGCGGCCGCCGCGTTGAGCTCGCTGACCCAGTTGATCTTCGCCAGGCCGGCGACGGCCAGTTCCTTCTCGCCGTAGCCAAGGATGGTCTGGAACAGGTACGGCTGCCTCTGGGGAAATCCGATGTTGGTGCTGACCATCCCGCTGGTCGAATAATCGTCGTAGCTCGAGACCTGGCCGGTATGCTCGGCGACCGGGAAGATGACGGTCGACAGCGTCCAGTCGCCCTTCTTGACCTCGCCGAGGATCTCCGCCGCTTTCAGGGGCGAGAACAGGATCTCGTAGATCGTCGGGTCGATCATGGTCGACAGCATTACGGGGATGCCGGTGTTCTGCGTGGTGGTCAGCAGCGGCTGGGCGTCCTGCGCCATGTAGGGCGCCAGGCCCTGGTCCATGGCGAGGTCCCAGTCGTGCTTCCACCCCTCGGGGATGTACATGCGGGCGTTCTCGAACAACGCTCCGTTCTTCTCGTAGCGCGGCTTGTCGGCCATGAACTGAGAGCGCGCTTCCTGTACGTTCGTGCTGAACATCGGTGTGTGCCTTTCAAAACAAAAAAGGCGCTCACGAGGAGGCGCCCTTGGGGGTTGGTGATGGGTGGTGGTGCTGGTGATCGCGGAAGTAGAGGCCGCGAGCCTCTACGCCGTTACGGGATGTCGGTGATCTTGACGAGCTCGCCGACCGCGGCGGCGTTGCGCGCGGTCCACTTCGTGGCAAAGTTCGCAGCCGCGGTGATAGTCGTCGACGTGACCGTCTGGGTCGGATCGACGACATAGGTGCCCGCTCCACCAGTGGTGCCGGTGAGCTGCTGATAGAGGGTCGTGGTGACGGTGATGCCGGTGCCGGTCAGGGTCTGCCCCGCATTGAACGTGCCGGTGATGGTGCCGCCGGCTGTGAATACCCCATAGGTGCCGCTCACCGCAGTCGATGCGGCGGACTGCTCGGGAATGCTCAGCGTGTAACGGCCGAGGCCATTCAGCGCCTCGCCGGCCAAGAGCGGCGTGAGCTGGCTCACGATCTTGCTGCCGGTCGAGATGCCGGTGCCGCTGATCGTGGCGCCAGGATAGATGTTGCCGGTCAGGCCCGATGCGGCCGTAAGGATGTCGCCGGCGACCGAGCCGGTGACCGAGAATGTGGCCGCAGCGATCGACGACGCCGTGCCGGAAGCAGTCAGAGCAGCGAACGAGACCGATCCATCGGCGAAGTTGGCGTAAGCCGTCTGACCGAATGCAACGGCAGCCGTCCCGTTGTTCTTCACCCAAAGATCTACCTTGTTGTAGACCGCGATCTGGAAGCCGCTCTGGATGTAGAACACGGACTCGGCGAGATACTGCGTGATGATGCCCTGCTGCTTGCGCGAGACCAGGCCGGCGGGCTGGCCGGAGCCGAACGTGTTGACGGTGCCAGGCGCGTTGACGTCGTCGGTCGACTGGTAGGTCACCCACGCGAAGCGGCCGACGACCGCGCCGGGGACAGAGACACCGGCGATTACGCCGGCGCCCGAGATCAGGGCGCCCTCGCCCGCCATCACGGTGCCGCGCGGATTGTACGACGCGAAGTCGCCCTCGATGCCAGGCGCTTGCGTGGTGTTGACCTGGGACTGGATGTTCGTCATCTAAATTTCTCCTGTGGGTTGGTTTGCTAGGGAGGGGTTGCGCGAAGACCCCTCCCCGCGTCGCGAGGAGGAGGCCGCCTTGATGTTTACGCGCTGCCGATGCGGTCGAGGTTCTTGGCGATGTTGGGAAGACGCTTGGCGAAGTCGGCCTTGCTGCCGGCGCCGCCGCTGCTATCCATCGCGATCGTGGTGTTGCGCTTGCCGCTGTCGGGGGACGACAGATTGTCGAACATGAACTTCAGCGCGTCGGCCTTCACGCCGGCGAGCGGCTTGGTGTCCTTGCCCGCTGCCTGGATGGCGTGGAGATAGACGCCCTCGACGCTGTCGAATGCCATGCTTGAGAGTTCGCCCACTCGGGGTCGGACGTGATCCTTGGCAGCGTAGATCGCCTGCTGGAGCTCGCGCTCCTGCTTGATAGCTGCCTGCACCTTCTTGTCGGTCGCTGCGTCCATGGCCTTCTTGTCCTCCTTCTCAGCCTCATCCTTGGCCTTCTTGTCGCGCGCGCCGGCGCTGGGCTTCTCGTCCTTCGCCTTCTTGTCCTTGGCCTTCTTGTCTTTCGAGAATTCCAGCTTTTTCTTATCTTCGTCATCCGGATCGCCGTCTTCAGCGGTCTCCTCGACGTCCTCATCCTCGGCGGATTCGGACTCGTTGTCCTCGTCCTCTTCGTTCTTGTCCTCGTCCTCGGCCGTCTTCTCCTTGTCCTTCGGCGGCCATTCGTCTTCCGCCTTGGGCATTCCGCCTTCGATCATGTCGAGCACCGCGTCGAGGCCTGCCTTGATGCTGCCATCCTGGGCGAACTTCGGCTGCAGTTTGCCCTTGACGAGCTCCCGCACGTAAGCGGCCAGGACCGGCCGCTTCGCCTTCCAATTGCTCGCGCGGATGTTGCGCAGTCCCTTCGTCAGATCGATGCTCGCGTCCATCGCAAGCATGGGCTGCAGGTGCGCCATCAGCGCGCCATAGGCGATGCTGGCGGTAGAGGACATCAGAACTCTTTTGGTCATGGTAAAAGCCTCCTTCGGGATGAGTGGGTTTTTGGAATCGCCTACAACTACGTCCGGACCAGCCCTACCGTCGGAAACCAGGGCGACGTGATTTCCAACGATGTCTCGCATCACTCCGTCATAGCGAGTGCCGTTATAGGAGCCTGGAGTCATGTCGGCGCGGTAGCGGTACGCGCTCGATAGCTCTTTCTTCTTCTCGCTCTTAACCGCCTTGATGCCTTTGTCGGCCCAAATGACGAGGCTGTTCTTCAGGTAGGTCCCGTCGAACTCTGCGTCCGTTCCGGTCGAGCCGATCACGTGCTCGGGCTTGTGGTCCGCAGCACTAACCGGGACGTGCTCATCGAGCACCGGTTTGTTGTTGAACGTGCTGGCCGCCTTCTTGAGCTCATCCGGGTCCCGAAACAGGTAGTAAATCTTGTCGGCCGTGAGCCCCAGCGTCTTCCACTGTGGGATCTCGTCGCCGCGGTACGGGTTGACCGCGGCCTTGCTGATATTGCTGACCTCGACGTGCAGGTGGCCGTCGGGGCTCTCGGTCCGGTTCCCCTTCGCAGGCGCAGCATAGTCGAACGCCAGGCCGTGCCGGTCGATCATCAGGCCGAACGGCGCCCGGTCGAGCGCCAGCAGCTCGTCCATAGCGCCCATCCCGGGCTTCATGGGCGCGTGCGTCATGGCGGCGACGCCCGAACCCCCACACGCCGAGCACATGTCACCGTGGACGTTCCCAGCCCCGCCGCAGGCCCCACAGAGGCCGTCCTGGGCGTGCTTGAGCTTCTTGGCGCTCCCGACGATCGGCGGGAACCCGGAGTTGGCCGCGGTGGTAGCCTGGACCTGGTCCTGCGCGTGCCGAGGTTTCTTGCCGGTGCTCTTGATCCCGCGGATGCGAAATGCGCCGTCCCCGTCGATGAAGAACTTCTTCTCGTGGTCTGAATCACCGGGGTCGACCACCACGTCGAATGAGTGCCCGATCGACGAGGTCTCCTGCAGGTGCGCCAGCAGGCGCTTGAGCTGGTTCTCGTCGTCGTCGAGGTCGATGACGATCTGCTCGTCCTTGGCGATCTCCTCGCCGCGCGCCCAGCCCGCGAAGTTCTTGTGCAGCGTCGCCCAGTCCTCTTCACTCATGTCGTCGGTGGCGCCGAGGTCCGTGCTCAGGCGCTCCTTGACCGCGGGGTGGATCGGCGACGGCAGTTCGTGCAGCCCGAACCAGCCGGCGCCGGTGTGCTCGTTGTTCAGCTTCGGCGAGAACTTCTCGGCGACCGGCTTCGCGAAGGTGTGGAACGTCTTGCCCGTGGGGGTCGACCGACGATCCATCAGCCGCTTCGGCCCCTGCGGCGAGGTGTTGCCGAGCTCCTCGGCGTTCTCCCGATCGGCCGCCTCCTCGGCGCTCTCGCCCGGATCCCCATTGCCGCCCGGGAGCGACCAGTGGCCCGCGAAGTTCTCCTCCTTGGCTGACCTGCGCAGCAGCAGGACGTGCCCGTCCGGGGCGACGTGCACCGTGCCGGCGACTATAGCTCCCTTGGGCAGCACTCGCGCGTCAGGCATCTCGCCGTTTTCGTCGGCCGCGACGAACTCCTCGCCCACGGCCTTCGGGATCCCTAGGCGCGACTTTCCCTCCGCGGCGGCATACATCGCGCGCTTTTGCCGTGGTGTTTTGGCTGGCATGGTGTCAGCGCATCTCGCCGCTGGTGATGAAACCATGCCAGAGGCCGCCGGCGCTCCCGTCGATCGACGGCATCACGGTCAGCGTCGCGAAATCCGCCGCTTCGATCCCGCCGGCGATCGACCACGCGATGCCGGGCTTGCAGCTCTGGACGTGGTCGGTGTCGAATAGCTCCCACTGGTCCCGAGTCGACGGCGAGGGGATGGCGAAGCAGCTCTGGCGCCACTTCGGGTCAGCGGGGCTCACGAAGGTGAAGCCGACGCGCCGGCCGTCCTTCATGATCCACTTCGGGTCGAGGTCGAGAAGCTTCATAAGGGCCACCTCTCAAAAGAAAAAGGCCCCAGTTTCCTGAGGCCTTTCCTCGTCTGGCAGACTTTGTCGCCAGACCTTCATTGAGGGCATTCGCCCTCCTGAAAATGTACGCTCCCTCATTATCGCTCGCGAAGCGATGTCCCTGGAACGTTACTCGGCGGGACCGACGACCCAGGCTGCAGGCTCTGGTAGGGAGAATTCTATAGTTGGCGGATCCTGAGAAATCAATCGTTGGCGTCACGAACACCGAAGGCTACCCGCTTCAGGCAGGTCGACTGCCGATTTAACGACCACTCCGACCTCTGGATCCGGACCCTCTATGCCGTCTAGCCGGGCGTCCCCGGCCGCTCAACTTATCCCTTTGGCTGTGGAATATCTTCTTCAGGAACCGCTTCTTCCTTGACCTCGAACGACGCGATTGCCGGGTGGAAGAGGTGAAACGAATATTCGCCGGACGGATTCGGCGATCCCTCATAATTGCCCTCGACGACGATGGTCTCCGACCTGTCGCCCTCGGCATCCACTTGCACGACTTTGGCGCGGTAGCGACCGTTGACATGGATCTTCACGGTGGTGGTCATGGAAAGATTCCCCTTGGGTTGAGAGCTACGCGTCGCCGCGCTTCAGCATCTCGGCTACTTGGCCCACAGTGAGGTCCTCGTCAAGGGGTCCCACGCAGTCGTCGCATGGCTTCTGCGCCTTGCGATACTTGTTGCGCGCACAGCCCTTGCCCTCGCCCCTGCACGCCCAAAGCCGAAACTCGCCGCTGGTGTGCTTCGCCAGGACCAAGCTGAGATCAGCCATCACCCGACCTCGAACGTGACCGTGATGCAGGTCTCGCGCCCGCCGTGCTTCGCGGCGATCTCGCGCATCGCCGCATTCCGCGGATGCGTGCCGAGCATGATCCTCGGCGCCTTGATCTCCGCGGCCTTCTCGACCGCCGCGGCGAACAGCGCCGTGTATACGCCGCGCCCCCTGAACTCGGGGATGGTGTAGGCCTGCAGCAGGAACACGGTCTTGGTGTGCTCCAGGAAGTCGTAGGTCAGCACTCCGACCGGGATCTTCTCCTGGCCGTTCCGCGCGATCGCGATGAAGGCCTTGAAGTTCCACCCCATATTCAGTACGCCGCCGGGCTCCCCGAGCCCGCGTTCGTCGACGTCGAGCCATCCCATCACCGAGAGCCGTGCCGCGGGCGTGCCGTTCAACCCGTCGACGTGCTGGATCTCGATGTTCGTCATAGTTGGTCACTCAAGAATACGGCCAGGACCGTCTCGCCGATACGATCCACCCGGCAATATCCCTCGCTCGCCAGTCGCTCGATCATTCTCGAGTCGACAGAAGAGAATGCAGAATGGCTGCTGTAGAGGCGACCGTCTTCGTGCCGCATCAACTCGCCGTACTTCTTGAGGATAGCGATCGCGTTTTTGTCCTGGCCGCTTAGCTTGCTCACGGCTGCTTCGGCCGCAGCACGATCTCGTAGCCGAGCGTCTCGGCTAACCTCGCGAGCGTGCGAAGCGTCGGGCTTCGCTTGCCGAGCTCGACGTCGATCAGGCTCGTTCTGCCGAGGCCGGAACGCCGTGACAACTCGTCGAGCGTGAAACCCCATGCCCTGCGAACGCTGCGCAGCTCGGTTACGACTTCGTGCGTGCCTTGCTCTGGTAGGAACATCAGGTCCTCGTTCTGGCGACCTCAGGCTCGTCCGTCTTAGCCACCGTCACGCACCTACCACGCTCGATGTAACCGTGCCAGCACCTGCCGCAGTTGACCGAGGGGCTGAAGGTCGGCGCATCCCTGTTGCCGTCCCAGTCCCATTGCGCGCTACCGCCGTTCTTGCCCTGCGGATCCCTCGGCTGGCCGGTCTTGCCGGCGATGATCAGGTTGCCGCAGCGCCTATCGTGCATCGGGCAGTTGAAGCTGAACACCTCCTCCTTGCCCGGCTCCGCGTCCCTGTCGCCGACCTCGAGCAACTTGAAACGAACCTTCGCGTCGCTCACTTACTCAGCTCCTTGGCGATCTGAGTGCAAGCTTCGCGCGCCCTTTTGGCGCGAGAATATGCCGCTCTCATCTCCTCGACGTCTGCGATCGCAGCGAGATGGGTGACCGCCTGCTTGAACGCCTCGTCGAACGCGTCGAGCGCGGTATCGAGTTCGGTGGGGCGATCGCTCACGAGAAGTCCTCGCCCTTGTCGACTGGTATCGGCGGCATGGCCACGATGTCCGATCGGCCATGCCAGCTGTCCGCGCAGAACTGGATCATGCCGTCGGTGATGAAGTAGTGGCAGACCACCTCAACACCAACCACTTCGGCCCCCATGGCGACGAACGTCTGCTTGAAGCTCGGCGTGAACAGCGGCCGCGCGAAGTTGCCGTTGAACTGCCAGCTGTCAGGCAGCGGGTGCAGGCGCTCGCACGCCGGGCACCAGTGATGCCAGCCGCCAACTGAAGCGCGAACGATGAGCGGATCGGCCTGTTTCATGACTTCTTTCTCGCCCATGTGGCAAGCTTGGCTTGTCGGATACGTTCGCAAGTTTCTGGCGATCGCTTCAATCCTCGGCCAGCAATTCCTATTTTTGCCCGGGTCTCTGCCGATAGCACTCTTTTAGGTCTGGCAGCAAGCGCCTCCGGCGAGAACTTAAATCCGGACTTAGCGGTGCTGATCTTCAACCGCACCGATGGATGCTCCATTGCGGACTTCGTCGCTGCACTTATCCTAGACCGCCTCTCAGGAGAGATGGGCTTTCCTCTCAACGCAGCCGATCTCTTTGCATTGGATGCTGGCGTTCGCACCAGAGCGCGACTGGCATCAGCTATCTTAACCAAAGCTTCAGCACCATGGCGGTTTCCAAGCATCGGATTGAAGTCGCCTCCAAGACCGACGTTGTAGCCGAATCTTCGGTCAGTAGTTCGAAATGCAGCAATCGCCTTAATTTCCAGTTCGTGGATGTAATCCATCGAACCGATGACAAGAGTTCGCATTCTAGCTTCGTTGTACTTAGCAATGGCTGCACAAATTGGCCGTTTTAATCTCTTCGCATCCGACAGATGGTCGCGCCATCTAACTTCCGCCGTTCGGCCTGTGATACCGAAATAACGCTTACCATTTGGAAATTCGATGACGTAGAGCAGATAGGACATTGCTAGCTGAAACCTTTGATTACCGAGATGCTGACGCACCTACAATTAATCAAAGTTCCTGGCCAGATCCACTTCTTTTCATGTGGATCGAACCATCCTTTTTTCACGTCAAAAAGCTTCCCGTTGTTCGCGAGGTGGGTCGGCCTAGGCACCTTGCCGCCGCCGCTGTGCCGCCACTTCGCCTGCGTGATGCCGAGCTCGACCTGGCGCACACGGTGCATATTCGCGGAAGCCTTGTTGTTCTGATCTCTGGCGATTAGCGCCGCCCGCCGCTTCGTGATCGGATACCGCGCTTCAAGCTCCTTCGCCAGCGTCCCCAGGTCTCGCCCCGCCGAGACCGACCGCATCACGAGGCCCTCGATGTCCGAGAAATACTCGCTGGCGATCGACCGGATCAGACCGACGTTCTCAGCGGTGGTCGCCTCGACCACATCCCTCATCGCCGGCGTCATCTGGAACTTCACCGAGAAGCCGCCCTGGCGCAGGATCGACCGCATTGACTTGTCCGTGCGCTGCGATACCGCCTTGGCGAAGTAATTTGCCAACTTCGGCGCCGCGGCGTCGATGTTCGCCGTCCACCGGTCCGCCATCTGCCTCACGGCCTTCGACATCACGACCGCCGGCGAATGCCTCATGGCGATCTTGGCCACGTCCAGCGCTGCCTCGCGCGTCTTCCAGGTGCGCACGGCGCCGTCCGAGCGCCTCAGTACGATCCCGTCGACGTAGGCCCGCCATGTGCCGTTCTCCGTCAGCCTCGCGTCGGGCCCGCTCAGGCTCGGCTTTGGCGAGTATCGATCCGCTGGCGCATCGTCCATCGCCATCGCTGGCGGGTTGTTGCGATAGGCAGACTTCAGCCAATAGACGGTCGAGTCGTTCATCTCCTCGATCAGGCGCAGCAGCCGAGCCCTGTACTCGACCTGGATCCCGAGATTGGGGTGCAGCGGACGGAGCTTGATCTCCTTGCCGCGCGAAGGAAGCACTTCGGTAGCTTGGAAAGGAGATCGTGCCATGTACACCTGATTTCTCGATCTGGCGATAGAGCTTGATTAGATCCCTA